GTTCCTCCTAATGGATTCACTATCACTGAGTTTGTCGTTGGGTTCGGACTGAGGGATTGCCCCCCGTTGTTCACGTTTGTTCCCGATACTGAATATTGCCATCCTGTTGCATAATCTATAGAGTTTATAGTTTCAGTCACCTTTGACGTTGTTTCCGTGTGACTCGTCATTGATCCCTGGCTGAAGTTTGGGACCACGGGGACCGCTAGGGCAGCGGCAGGAATAAGACTTACTCCCACCGCAGACATCACAGTATATATGATTGTCTTTCCAGAAGTCATGATTTTTGACCTCCATTATTTAGTGTAGAATAGTAAGTTCACTTACGAACTGACCTGTAGCATTTGTACCAGCTCCGCCAGCCGTTAAAGTAATAGCACCAGTAGTAGCAAGAGTACCTGCTAGAGTACCAGCAACACCAGCAGATGTAGATGTAATGTTGCCGTAGTTTGCTACATCACCAACAGTTACAGCAGAGGTTGGAATTGCATCACCTTGTGTGAAAGCAGTGCTAAAAGAGAATGCTTGTCCGTTAGTTGCCGAAAGTTGATTTGCTGAAATCGCACCAGGAGAATATACTCCAGCAGTGATTGTGCCTGTTGAAAGCATACCAGCAGTTGTTCCATCAGACGTGCCGACATTTGTCCCACTAATAGAGTAGGAATTTCCTAACCTTGTAACGTTAGTAGCAGCAGCATCAACGGTCAGTTGAACACTAGAAGATATTTTATGTGTAAGGGCACCTGCGTTTGCGGAAGATGCCGTCATCAGTAACATTATGAAGGGTAAAAACCTTTTCATATGATTTACCAAAGAGGTATGTATACTTATTTAGTATAACGTTTTTAAAAATACTAAAATTGTATCATGTTAAACAATTAATCTACCAACGTGCCGTGTGCTCTTCTTATCTCACGAAGTGCCTCAAGGTTCATATCCTTGGTGCCACCATCATATGCGTGAGCATATCCTTCAGTAATCATTTGCTCGTTAAGGGACACACTGTCGTCCCCAATGTAAAGCCAACCAAGAAGACGCCCATATTTCCCAGTGCCACCAACAAGTTCAGTCCTAACAGACAACTCATCATCACCAGCCAACGTGCCTTCGAGTTTTTCTTTGAGCCAGTTTGTTGCGTCGATTCCAAGAGCTTTCTCCTCTAAATTCCTCGTCCTTTTCTCCGGTGTATCAACGCCTGCAATTCTAACTCTTTCTTTCTTGTATAAATCAAACCCGAGGTCAATAGTGACATCGATAGTATCGCCATCAAGAACACGATTGATCTCCGTCACTCGGAAGTTGTAACAACTCTTCCTGCTTGGTGGCGTCAGTGCTCCCATGGGATTCCCTCTCATCTATTCCTAGTATGTATATAATAGTATAAACTGCCATAGCTACCACAAGGATTGTCATAATAATCACTGACCATACAGGATCAGCTGGATTATCTAAAGGTCTTAATAATAAATTCATTTCCTATTCTTAACTGACCAAGTAAATTCCATTCCTATCGTAAGTAGTAAGATGAATGTAAGTACGAATAATGTAGAAGCCATAACTTATTGAAAATAGATATCGTCAAAATCTGGTATTAGTTGGTGTGACATTTTATCTCTCAACTTATTAATACGTTCTTCATTATACTGTTTAAAGTTGCCTTTCTTTTCTACTTTTTTGTAGTAGTGTAACGCATTAAGAATGATTGTATAATCCTCCATAGTAAGTTCAAATTCCATTAGCAATCATTAAGCATAGAACCAACTGTAGATCCGGCAGCAGAACCTATTCTACCACCTAAAAGTGATACCCAACCAGCTGCTAACCATCCAACATATGGAATACCAATCACAGCAGGAACACCAATACCAGCAGCAATACTAGTTCCTGCCATTGCACCTTGTGACCGTGCTCCAGCGTCCGCCACGATACACTCTATGTCTTTTGCAGACTTTCCCTCACCATCAATTGCACCTCCTATGTTACGAGTGCCTTCCATAGTGTATTCATCACGTCTATATTCAGTTCTCTTCTCACTACTATTACCACCAAAGAATCCTTTCTTATTCTTATCTAAGTCAAGAGATCTTTCAGAATTAAGAACAGCAGGATCGTTTGCACGATACTCAATTTCATATCCATCCTTACCTGCTTTAATAGTATAGGATGAATAATCTCCACGAGGAATATTAATCGTAGGAACTTCTGGTGTTTTTGTTGCTTGAATAATATGCCCCAGAACACCAATATGTGCTACAGCAACAACACCACCAACTCCTAATGCAGTCCATTTAAAGAAGTTCATAAGATTATACGGTAGGTTTTACAGGTGGTTCACTATCTTTTGTGGTGAACTGAATTGGTGCCTGTTCAATACGAATAGTTTGTGCAGGTGCAGTTTGTGCTGCAGCAGCAATCAATCTTTCCATATCTGCTTTACTGATACCACCACCATTGGAAGATCCATTACCATTACCATTAGCACCTTTCTTTGCTGCCTGAACACCAAAAGTCGCTAAAACTCCTGTGAAGACGCTGGCTATGAAAGTCGGATCTAGTTTTTGTTCGGGAATACCAAGTACGGGTGGTAACTGGATATATGCCAGCGTGAGTATTCCGCCGCTCCAAACAAGGATGCCAAGCCTAACAAAAGTAGACAAAATATCAAGCTGTTCTTCTTTGTCACTTGCTGCCTCCTTTATCTTTCCAACAATACCTTTCTTTTTAGGATCTTCCTTTTTAACTTCCTCTGGCATTCTGTATGGAGCAACGCACCTCTATTTAGAAATATAACCTTCTTTAACTAGATACTCTCGGGTCATAGGAGTTGGTTCATAAACCTCCCACATATTACCACCAGCACATGCTGCAAGAGCATTCATTGTCATGTTTTCAGTCTTACCTGCCCACATTGCTTCCTTCTCCCATGGAATTGCAGATGGTTGCAACATATATGTCCGCTTCACCATCTCTTGCCACAACATTGGCACATCATCTTCAGGCATAATAATAGCAATAAAACTATTATCAATCGTACCTGCCATACAATCTTGAGCAGCGTGCCATCCTTCATGACGCATGACTGACATAAGAGTATTAGGGCGTGACATAAATGACTTGTTCAAAAAGAAGTTATTACTTACAGTATGATATACACCACGATGTCCTACTGGAAAATACTTCTCATCAGCAAGGAATACATTCACACCAATCTCATTCAAGGAGTGAATCATATTGTTGAACTCACCTGTCACTCCAGTAAACTTTTCTGGGTTGGGGTATTCAGATGATACATCCAATAAAGAGTACACTTTATTTACACCTTCAGTGCATTCACCAAGGAGCATACAACCCATTGAATGCATAGAGTAATACTCATCATCTTTAAGAGGTTCTGCAATTGCAGCAGGGACAGCAAGACATGCTGCCATCAAGGCCATAATAATTTTTTTCATATCAGAAAGGAAGAGAAGGTCCAGTAGTTGTGGGAAGTGGTAGAGCACCACCAGTAGCAGCAGGCATACCTATGGCACCACCAGTAGCACCAGGGAGTTCTGGCATTGCAGAATCCATCATTCCAGGGAGAGCACCAGCAATTGCTTCTCCAGCAGCTGCTGCGATTTGGTTCTTTGCGTTCTCAATAATAGAATCTTTATTGAGATATAGTGCAGTACCGCCACCGACGATACCTGCAGTTCCAACAAAAGAAAGAACTGCTAAAACATTAATTACTTTTTGCATAATAAGCCTCGTAGTATTTGATAATGCCATTACAATTTACATTACCTTGGGACACCCAGTCATGGGCACACTCGTATATAGATCGATTACTATATTCTGATTTTTTTTCGTTGTCAAGATCAACTCCATACATACGTAACAAAATTAGAAGAGCTTGTTCTCGTAGTTTGAGTTTCTCTTTACTATATCTCCAATCACCAATCATACCAACACCATTTTTCTTGTATAGTCATATGCATAGAGTTCGCGGTTCCCTTTAATACCCCAACCCAACCAATAATAAGCAGGAACCATGTATTGGGATATGGTTTGTCCACTACCCTCAAACTCAGGAAGCATTTTTTGGAATTGATTTTCATTAATCATATAACGTGTCTGACACTCAAGAGTGCTAGGATCACAATCATACTTATTAGCAAAATAACTCAACCCCAAATAACGTTGTGTAGAGGTCCACTGAATGAGTCCGTACCCACCCCTATGGCAATCATCATAAGAAACTCTAGCACCTCCCTCGCAGATGTCGGGATAGAACTTACTTTCTTGTTTAATGTTACCCATGATCGTTGCCAAGGCATTTCGATCTGTGATTCTTGTTTGGTCTTGTAGTTGTTCGAGTACATACTTTTCTTCTGGTGAACAATCAAGACACTGCCAGGAGGGTTCGTGTGGAACTACAGGGATACTGACAACATCTTCTTTAGTTGGTGCGGATTTAGAGGCACAGGATGCACCAAGAATCCCTAGCACAAATAGGGCAGCTAAACGACGGAACATTAAAAAAGGAGCACATTGCCCCTTCATTATAGTTTATTTGGTTTTGCTTGTCAAGAGGGTGTCGGTGCATAAACTGGTTGCATTAGTCCACCACCTGGTCCGTCGTTGTCATCATCAACATCAATATCAGATAAGACTGCATTAATAACAAAAAGCATTATCAGACCCGATGCGAATACTAACATTTACCATACTCCTGGAATGATTTGACCTGTGACTGCATAACTACCCATTGCGGCAATGACTCCGATCATTGCTGCCCAACCATTAATGCGTTCTGCGTTTTCGTTCATTGTTTTACTCTTGTGTTTTGTTTTTGATAATAATTCTGCCTTTACCTGTCAGGTATTCGATTTGAAATACTAATTCATCATCGTGATCCCAACAGAGTTCTTCGTATAGGGCATTCAGTTTCTCCATGTCATCATAGAGTTGATTAGGATTAGACATATTACTTTTGACTATTCCCTTATCTATTCCCCTAGTGTGAGATAGAATTTACTTTGATCTACTGGTAATTTTGGTGCCGGATCATAGATGGAACTATTGCCATAAGTTTGATGATCTTTGTATCCAACCATACGTCCTTTCGTATTTTGGAGTGCTGCCATCATAGCAATGATTAGGAATATTGCAGGTGGTCCAATGATAAGGGCACCACCAATTACATAATAAGTAAGGAGTTCAGCAATAGAGGTTTCCATCAATAGGTTTCCGAAAGTTGTTCCACAGTATAACCGAGTAAGCAGAAGAAAGCAACTGCCGTCGCGGTAAAAATAATCTCAGTCATTAGAATCCGAATGCACCAAAGAAAAATACGCTACCACTGAAAGCATAAGAGACAACAGCAGCAACAAATCCAAGCATAGCAGTGCGTCCATTTAGTTTCTCTGCTTTCTCTGCATATGTCTCAAGACCATATCGTTCTGCGTCGGTCTCTGAGACATACATTCTAGGTTCAGTAGCATACATGTTTGTACGTCCACCATCTTCAGTTGTCACAGTCATATTACACTCCGTAATGTTTCTTCACATATTATATAGCAAACATAAAGTTTTGTCAATAGTCCATGTTTCCACCATAACTGATGCAGGTCTTTTTGTTTTCTGCTGATGATCTACACCACTGTCTCACATAAGCATCTGCATCCATATTCATTATGTAATGAGCATGGTTATGTAATGCTCCTATCATTATCAGTATCCCTAGCAAGAAGACTGAAGCTTGAGATGCAGGATTTGTAA